TCCCAGCAGGCTCTGGGTGGTGCAGGGCGGCATCACCTGGGCCTGTCTGGCTCCCGAGGTCTACCTCTCCGGGGACGGCAGCTTCGTGGTGGAGGTGACGCCCACCGACGCCGATCCGATCTGGTGGCGGTACCTGGTGGAGACGCCTGCAGGGCGTTGGGAGGTCTCGGTCACCGGATCGGAGACTGGACACACCTTGAGAGAGTTGGTCGGTGAGCATCGTTCTGGGCCGAGCGCCCCGCAGTGACGACGAGCTGTACGAGGTAGTCCGCTCCCTCTGGGGTATCACGATCCCCCGACACAAGGTCTGCTCAGACCACGACGCACCCTTCGACGCCTTCGCCACCGCCTACTTCAACCGAGAGCCGCAGATCCTCATCCACGGCTCTCGTGGTCTGTCCGGGAAGTCGAGACTGCTCTCCATCCTGGGCCTGACCAAGGCCGCGATCACTGGCTCCGATGTGAACATCGTGGGCGGTTCGCTGAACCAGTCGATCAACATCCACAACACCATCCGCGATGCCTGGGAGCACTCCAACGCGCCCGCGTACCTGGTCAAGGAGGAGTCGGCCACCAGGATCAAGCTGACCAACAAGGCGAACATCATGCCGCTCACGGCGTCGCAGAAGACGGTCCGTGGCCCGCACCCGCCGACCCTGCTGCTGGATGAGATCGACGAGATGGACCAGGCCATCTTCGACGCGGCCAAGGGCCAGCCGATGCCCCAGAAGAACTGGCGCGGGGAGATCATCCGTCCGATGACGGCGATGAGCTCGACCTGGCAGTACCCGGACAAGACCTTCGCGCACGAGTACCAGCGGTTCCAGGAGGAGGACCTCCCGATCTACACCTGGTGCTACAAGGACACCTCCAACCCGATCGACGGCTGGCTCGAAGAGGAGACCATCGCCCAGAAGCGCCGGGAGATCCCTGCCGAGATGTGGCGGGTGGAGTACGACCTGGGTGAGCCCAGCATCGGATCCCGTGCGATCGACTCCACTGCGGTGGAGAAGATGTTCAGCCTGCCCGAGGAGAGCATCCGGCAGAGCGTGTCCAAGGAGCGCCAGGTCTACCGGTTCACCGAGCCCAAGTCCGACGCCGAGTACGTGATCGGCGCTGACTGGGCCAAGGAGCAGGACTGGACGGTGATCACGGTCGCGGACGTGACCCGGTTCCCGTGCAAGGTGGTGCACTGGTCCCGGATGCGCCGGCTGCCCTACCCGGTGATGATCGGGGAGTTCAACAAGCTGATGAAGGAGTACAACGCCGAGGGGATCCACGACGCCACCGGGTTGGGGGCGGTGGTCGCGGACTACATCGACCGGCGCGCTCGGGGCTTCCTGATGACCGGGGCTCAGCGTGACAACATGTTGAGTGAGTACGTCTCCTCGATCGAGAACCACCGCTGGCTGGCTCCTCGGGTGCCGGTCTTCTACAAGAACCACCTGTACGCCTCGGTGGACATGCTCTACGCGCGCGGGAAGGAGTTCCACCTCCCGGACGAGATCTGCTCAATGGCGCTGTGCTACCGGCTGGTCTCCAAGCGCGCGGTGCCGGCGCATCCGATCACGATCCCCAGTGACCAGGGCCCGACCTGGATCGAGGAGGAGATGCGGCAGAACAACGACGCGAAGCGGAAGCCCGGGAACTGGACGGTGGGCTCGGTGCAGAACAAGTCCCAGCAGGTCGCGGAGGACCTCGATCTGATGGTGTGACCTGACAAGACCGGGAGACTGAAGGTATGGCAGACGTGCGGCTCCCCCAGGGTGACATCTCGACCTGGGACGAGGACAACGCTGGGGATGAGGTACCCCAGAAGGTCGGGCCCATGGAGGAGCTCGGTGTCACTGGGGTCAAGCGGGTCTCCGGGTACATCGACGAGGAGTTCCTCCCCGCGCTGCGTGGCCGCAAGGCGGTCCGGGTCTACCGGGAGATGTCGGCCAACGACTCCATGGTCGGGGCTCTGCTGTTCAGCATCGACAAGCTGCTGCGCGAGGTGGAGTGGAAGGTGCTCCCGCCCGAGCAGGACCAGCAGGGCAGCCAGGCCCAGGAGTTCCTGGAGTCCTGCATGGAGGACATGTCGCACAGCTGGGACGACTTCATCGGTGAGGTCCTCAGCATGATCGTGTACGGCTGGAGCTGGCACGAGATCGTCTACAAGCGTCGTCTGGGCCCCTGGCAGAAGGACGCCAAGAAGCGGTCCAAGCACAACGACGGTCTGATCGGCTGGCGGAAGATCCCGATCCGCGCGCAGGAGACGATGCAGCGCTGGTCCTTCGACGAGACCGGCGGGATCCGGGCGATGGTGCAGATGGCCCCGCCGAAGTACGCCACCACGGTGATCCCGATCGAGAAGAGCATCCTGTTCCGCACCAGCATCGCCAAGGGCAACCCGGAGGGGCTCTCCCTGCTCCGTACCTCCTACCGCTCCTGGTACTTCAAGAAGCGCCTGGAGGAGTTCGAGGCGATCGGTGTGGAGCGTGACCTGGCCGGTATGCCGGTCGGACGGGTACCTGCCGATTACCTGACCGCGGCCAAGGGCACCCCTCAGGCGAAGACCGTGGATGCCTTCAAGAAGATGGTCCGGGGCGTACGGCGCGACGAGAACGAGGGCCTGGTTCTCCCCACCCAGTACGACCCCGACACCAAGCAGCCGCTGTTCGACTTCGAGTTGATGAGCTCCGGCGGCACCCGGCAGTTCGACACGAACAGCATCATCACCCGCTACGAGCAGCGGATCCTGATGAGTGTGCTGGCCGACTTCATCCTGGTCGGGCACCAAGACACCGGCTCCTACTCCCTGCACACCGACAAGACCGGCATCTTCCGAGCTGCGCTGAACGCGATCACCAAGGCCATCGCGGACACCTTGAACCGGTACGCAGTCCCCCGGCTGTTCGCGGTCAACGGGTGGAAGCTGGACGAGCTGCCGCGCTTCGAGCCCACCAACGTCGATCCGCCGGCACTTGACCAGCTGGCTGCCTTCATCTCCGCCACCGCGGGCGCGGGCATGCAGTGGTTCCCGGACCCGGAGCTGGAGAAGTACATCCGCGAGATCGCCCGCCTGCCGGAGATGACCGATGAGGACATCGACTACAAGCGGGTCATGCTGGACCAGCAGCGTGCCATGGAGTACGGCCAGGGTCAGATGGAGGTAACCGGACTGTCCCAGAAGGCCGAGATGCTGGCGCAGGGGATGACCCCGGAGCAGGCCACGATGCACTCCGAGACTCCGCACCCGGAGACCCAGCAGGCCGAGATGGGGATGCAGCAGCAGCAGATGGACATGCAGACCCAGCAGCAGATGCAGCAGGCCCAGATCCAGCAGCAGGCACCGCCCGAGGACCCGAACGCGGAGAAGGACCACAAGCGCGAGAAGGAGAAGATGCAGCTCCAGGACAAGAGCGCGGACAAGACTCACTCGCGGGAGAAGGAGCGGATGCGGCTCCAGGACGTGATGAGCAGCCGCGAGCACAAGCGCTCCCTGGAGGCACTGCGGCACAAGGACCGCTCGGCTGCTGCCAACGCCAAGCTGAAGAAGATCACCCAGACCCAGAAGCAGTCACCGGCCCGCCCCCCGCTGAAGAAGCCTGCCGCGAAGAAGAAGGGGAAGTGAGATGCCCTACAAGAGTGTGGCCCAGCGCAAGTACCTGCACGCCAAGGAGCCTGCCCTGGCCGCGAAGTGGGACAAGAAGTACGGCGGGAAGGTCAAGAAGTCCAAGGGCGAGGGCTGGCTGAAGCCGGTCCTGGCCGGCACGGTGGCCGGTGGCCTGGCCAACCAGTTCCCGCGCGTGCAGGACGTGGAGCGGCACCACCGCAAGAAGAAGAAGGGCCGGGTCCAGAAGTTCGCCTACGAGGACTACGTGCACTCCGAGGACCCCGACTTCAACCACCAGGCGGCGCGCAAGGCCTTCGACCTGGTGATGAAGATGGACGACGACTCCGCGGAGATGTTCACCCACATCGTGGTCTCCGACCTCTTCGAGGAGACCATCGAGAAGAACCACCGGACCCTGCAGCGGCACCTGAACGAGGTGATCGCCAAGCGGCTGGCTGACTGGAAGCTGGCCACCACCAGGCTGGTGGCCAAGGGCTACGACCCGAAGACGGCGGTGGCCTACGCGCACGCGATCGACGAGATCGAGACACTGATCAGCAAGTCTCCCAACCCGTACGACTACGGATACCAGTGGAAGGAGTCCGACTTCCGACGCGATCCGTCGTCCGGTCGCTTCCGGACCAAGATCACCCAGCAGCAGAAGAAGGAGCTCCCGAAGAAGCTCGGTGAGCAGATGCTGGGGGTGAAGACGCCGGACAAGACCTCAGACGGTCGGGACCTGAGCCCTGAGGACAAGGTTCGGTTCCAGGACGAGTACCGGCAGCTGGCCGGGTTCCTGAGCTCGGTGAACGAGTCCAGTGGCTCCAAGGGCAACCAGTCGGTGATGCTGCACATGAGGGATGTGGCTGATGGGTCCACCTGGTCTCAGCTGCACTTCGGGAAGAAGCCTCCGGTAGACCTGTTGGCCGACCCCAACTTCCGGCTGGTCGGAGCCGAGGCGAAGCCGGATGCCCTGACCGCCGGCGGTGCCGCGTTCGGGCTGGCCACTGCTCTGGGTGGCGGGATGTCTCCGAGCCAGATCAAGGGGGTCAACGCTGCGGACCAGGGCAGTACCCAGTTCGTCGACGACTGGCTGCAAGCCGGCGACCCGACCGGGAAGGCCACCAACCAGAAGCTCTACAACCGGATGGCGGGCAGCGGGAAGTTCCTGCAGCAGGTAGCACCCGGTAGCCCCAAAGCACAGATCGCTGGTCAGTTCGCCCAGATCGTCGGCAACCACGGTCCAGAGGCCGAGGCAGTGCTGGGCCCGAGCGCGCGGAAGACCGCCTACCGGTACCGGGGCACCGAGAAGACCCCGGAGAAGCAGCTGGTCAACGCCTACGGCGACGCCATCCAGGCGGGCAAGAAGTACACCGTTCCCGATGAGGAGGAGCAGTTCCGGGTGGGTGCTGGTCGCGGCACCTCGCATGGCTCGATGGTGGCCGCTGGAGCCCGGACCAAGGGTGGAATGCCGTTGCCCAAGGAGAAGGGCGGATCGGTTCCACTGCACCGGCAGGCAGCAGCGAACCAGGCTCTGGCTGACCGGGCTCCGGACTGGCATGAGCGGGACCTGGGCCGGCAGACGGTGGTGGCCTTCCTGCGGCAGAAGACCCGGGCCCCGAAGCAGGGGCTGTACGGCCTCCAGCTGGCCGCTGGGAACACGCCGCCGTCCGAGGGCGTGATCATCAACGCCGATGGCCAGATCGCCTCTCAGGCGGTCGGCTACGGCGACGACCACTACCTGCCGTTCAACCTGAAGAACCTGAAGTCGCTGAAGGGCGGGGAGTACATCCGGACCCGCTCGGTGGGTGGGCTGACCAGCGAGGACATCTACACCGGGCTGATCTCCGGTGCCCGCCAGGTAACGGTCACCTCGCGCTCGGGCACGTACACGATGACCTACGAGCCGGACTTCCGGGGTGGTCGTCGGCACAACGACAAGGCGCGTCGGATGACTCGGCGCTACGAGCAGCTCCTGGATGCGGTGCAGTCCCAGCAGGTGGAGCGCGGCGACATCGACCCGTTGATGCGTGAGGAGATCGAGCGCGAGGTCAAGGAGGAGATGCCGACCAGTGCCGGCTCGGCCTGGCGGCGCAGCGACCAGATGGAGGAGATCAAAGACCGGATCGACGAGTTCAAGCAGAACCCGTACATCTCCGATAAGGACGAACTGCGGGCCACGGTGATCATCAACTCCCGGGCCGCTGGGGCCTCTGAAGCGGAGCGGGCCAAGATCAAGGCCCAGGTCTACGACGAGATGCTGGAACAGAAGGAGACCACGTTCCGACTGAACTCCGAGGGCTACAAGGCAGCGATGGAAGCGCTGGCCGAACAGTTCCCGTACTACGTCAAGGTCCGGTACACCCCGCCCAAGGACGTGGAGGGTCGGATCGCGACCGAGCACGACAAGGGCTACGTGGAGCCTGGCCGGAACCGTCCGACTGCGGCCACTGCTGGGCTGTACGGCACGGTGAAGGGCAAGTCCGGGAAGTTCTCGGCTGCCCAGGCCGACTACCAGGGCGTGCGCGCGGTGGCTCGTGGCGGCAGCGCCAACGTCGGTACCGGGCACCTGGAGGCGCGTACCGACGAAACCGGGAACGAGATCCCCGGCTCCGGTAGCAAGGACGACGTGCACCGGAAGCGGGCGAAGGAGAACGCCAAGTTCGAGCAGGACGAGTCGGTGGTGAAGACCGCGAAGGAGCTGCAGGAGCTGGCCAAGGGTCCGACTGGTCTGAACGAGGTGTCCCTGCAGGAGAAGGACATCAAGGCTGCCGTGGAGATGACGGAGGAGGATCTGAAGGACCCGCGGAACATGGAGCGGTTCGCCAGCTGGGCCAACGCCTACGTCAAGTTGACGAACTTCCCGGACAATGATCTGAAGCGCCGGTGGGAGTCCGCGATCGGGAGTCGGGACCGGAAGCCCTTCATCAAGGGCAGCACGAACTACCCCAAGTACCCGCCGACTTTCGAGGGCGAGGATGCCTACGAGCCCGGTGCAGAACCGCGTGAGGTGGCCAAGGAGATCCACAAGGTGAACCGCGAGTCCAAGGGCAGCGTGGTCAGCAACGGAACCTTCTACAGCGACATGTCGGACAAGGAGTGGGAGGACGAGCACACGGCGCTGGCGAAGATGCATCGGAACCTGACCTCGGATCCGACTCCGCTGGATCACAGTGATCTGAAGGACGCCGGTGTCGATCCGTCCAGCCCGGCTCTGAAGAAGGGGAAGAACGACCTGAGGTCGAGCACCAAGGCCATCGAGAGGCAGATGGAGCTGCTGCAGCGGACCAGGGCGCTGATGAGCGGGCTGAGTGATGAGCAGCGGAAGAAGGTGGTCGAGGCGACCAGCAAGATCCAGGTCATCCACGGGACGCCTACCTCGGAGCAGCAGAAGAAGCCCAAGCAGAACGTGGACCAGCAGATCAAGTGGGGCCAGAACGTGCTCACCGAGCTGGAGGACCTGCGTGGCCAGCTGAACGCGAAGCTGGGCGAGCCGAAGCTCACCGACTCTCACCGGGAGGCGATCGTCCTCGCCATGCACGAGCTCCCGGACGAGGAGATGACCGAGAAGGCGATGAACGTCGTTGAGACCATGGACAACAACCGCGATGACCTACGGACCGACGAAGACTACGGTGCCTTCCTGGCGGCGAACAAGGATGACCTGGATGCACTGGTGACAGCCGATGGCATCCTGAACACGAAGCGTGACCATCTCCATGTCCTACTGAACCCGCCGAAGCGGGCTGGTTCATGACCACAGCCCCGGTCGTTGAGCTCCGGTTCAACCCCACCGATCTGCGACCCCGGGATCTCCCCTCAGCCGGAGCGTTCCTGGGGTCGCCGTCTGATGCCATCCAGGCGGGTCTGGCGACGGCACGGACGCGGATGCGAGACCAGGTGAAGGCCGAGGTGCGGGGAATCGCAGAGCCTACCGCGGCTCAGATCCTGCGACTGGCTGACCTGTCCTGGCAGCTGTTCATGCCGCAGTACCGGAAGATCTCGGCTCCGGTGATGGCCGACGCCTACATCCGCGCGTATCGGGCAGCGAACGCCGGCGACGTGCCGATGAGTGTGATCTACGACCTGGCCGAGAAGCACGCGGAGAAGACCGGGGACTACTTCCACGAGTCCTCCCGGGATGCCCTGGCCGATGGCTTCAACACCCTGGTGAACCGAAGGGTGCCGGCCAAGGCTGCCGCGGACAAGGTGCTGGACGCCTACGGACTGACCCCGCGACAGATGCGCGGCTACGTCAACAACAAGCAGCTGACGACCCCGATCGACGCCGTGATTCCACTCGATGTGAAGGGCAAGAGCCGGGAGTACGTGGACCGATCCTTCACCAGCCGGATCAAGAAGCTGAGTGAGCAGGAGGAGCACAACATCAACGAGCAGGCGAAGCAGTTCGCCTGGTTGTGGTTGCAGAGCAAGGGGCGACTCTCGGACAAGGCCCAGAAGATGTGGATCACCGCCAAGGACGAGCGGGTGTGCAAGGTGTGCGGCCCGCTGCACGGCAAGAAGGTGATGGTCGGGCAACAGTTCAAGACCAAGGAGGGGGCCTTCTGGTCCCCGGGTCTGCACCCGAACTGCCGGTGTGTGGTGCGGTTGATCGAGAACAAGTTCTCCAAGAACTGGGAGGAGAAGCTCCACCCCCGGACGAAGAGCGGTCGGTTCACCAAGGTCGGCTTCACCGGCACCTTGAAGGGGATGACTCCGGAGCAGCAGCAGGTGGTGCGCGAGGAGCTGTCCCAGGACGCGCTGCTGTCCCACGGCTCGGCGACCGGAGCAGACGAGCAGGCTGCAACGATGGCGAACGAGCTAGGGATGTACGTGGTGGCCCACCCTGCCGACGACGTGGACCCGAAGAAGATCTCCCAGGCACGCGCGCACCTGAAGCGCAAGCCCAAGCCGGCGTTGGACCGCAACCAGGACATCGTGGACCAGACCGATCGGCTGCTGGCGGCACCCCAGGGACCCGAGGAGTCATACCCAAGATCGGGTACGTGGGCCACCATCCGCCGGGCGCGGAAGGCCGGGAAGCCGGTCACCATCGTGATGCCGGATGGCACCGTGCACGGGGAGGCCGAGGGGAAGAAGTTCTCGGTCAAGAGCAGGACCAAGGACCAGAAGTACGAGATCACCGAGGACGACCAGAACCACTACATCAGCGAGCGCTGCAACGACCTGGCGATGTCGATCCACCAGAAGACCGGCTGGCCGGTCTGGGGCGTGTACACCACCAACTCAGACGACGAGCGTGAGGAGGCCTGGTGGCACACCGGGGTGATCACTCCGGACGGGCAGTGGCGGGATGTGGAGGGGAAGCGACCCCTGGCCGATGTCCAGGACCGATGGGCGGAGTACCTCTACGAGGAGGGCAACGTCGATCTGGAGCCGGTCAAGGACTTCGGTGAGGATGACGGCACCGAGGTCACCGAGCGCTCCGAGCAGGTGGCTGATGCCTTGCTGGCCCAGCACAAGGTCGAGAAGCGGTTCGACCAGCACCAGCCACGCGGCAGGGACGGTCGCTGGTCTGGGGGCCAGTCCAAGAACCGGCAGCTTGCGCACAAGGTGAACGCACTGGAGAGCCCCTCAGCCAAGGTCCTCCAGGGCGAGGTAGTACACCGGAGTGCGCAGGCTGCTGGCTACCTGACCCAGCCCCGGTACCTGACCACCCCGCTGAAGCACCGGGACCGGGAGATGGCCCAGCTGGCGCGTGGTGCCTCCGCCTGGTCCCGGCGAGGAGCGAACGTCCAGCGCGCCCGGAAGATGGCCGAGGGTGACAACGCCTACTACGCCGGCAAGCTGAGCCGGACCGAGAAGGGGCTGCACAAGCTGATCACCGCGGTGGAGAGCGCACCGGCCAACTCCCCTGAGCTGTACCGCGGCCTGGTGGTCTCTCCGGAGCACCTGAACGACCTGAAGGAGGGCAGCGCGTTCACCCTGCCGATGTCCTCGTTCACCGAGTCCCAGCCGTTCTCGGAGAGCTTCGCCCGCAAGTGGGGCCCGATGATCGCGCATGCGCACGCGAAGCGGGAGGGCAAGGAGGCTCCTGGGGACATGCACCCGGTGGTGATGGTGCTGGAGCCGAAGGCCAACGCCCTGAACATCTCCCCGCTGGTCTCCGAGCGGCAGGCGGAGTGGATCACCCGCGGCGAGTTCCTGATCACCCAGGTCGGGGATGACAGCGGGCTGACAGTCGTGCACCTGAAGCAGACCTCGAACCGGATCTCCAAGGCGGACTGGGACGCCGAGGAGCACCCGCGCGGGGGCGACCCGGAGAACAAGGGCCGGTTCTCCCGGCGGGTCAAGACGCTGGAGGCGGAGAAGGAGAAGCCGCTGTCGCTACTGGAGTCCTCGATCTGGGAGTCGCTGAAGACCCAGGCCGAGCCCGAGGCGGAGGCCGAGGCCGAACCAGAGACCGAGGGCAAGATGTCGATGGTCGCTGAGCCAGAGACCGAGGGCAAGATGTCGATGGTCGGCTCCGAGCGGATGTCGATGGGTCGATCCGACATGAGCGCCAAGATGTCGATGGTTCCCGAGGGCAAGATGTCGATGAACCCGGACGAGGGCAAGACCTCGATGGTCGAGAGCAAGAAGCTCTCGATGACCACCGACGAGGCCAGGACGAAGCTGAGCATGCTGACCACGCCCGAGATGGAGATGTCGATGAGGGCGGCCATGGAGCAGATGACCATGACCATGGCGGACGCGGTGCCGCCGAAGCCCAGGCCGCTGGAGGTCATCGACCGTCCGGTTCTGAAGATCCAGGACGACAACGGCAACGAGTACCCGGTCTACGCCGTGATCGAACCCGGAAACCTCAACTGGGGTGGGGCTCTCGCGGGAGAGCAGCAGGTGGAGCTCAACCACACCGTCACGTTCACCCCGAGCAAGGACGAGCTGTACGCCAAGGCCAACCAGGCGTTCGAGAAGCAGATCATCAACGCGACCGCCAGGATCTGGGAGAAAGGACTGCCGACCAGGACACAAGGCGGCACGACGTGGACCATGAACCTGGACGAGGATGACGTGCTGGCAGTGGTGAACTGGGCTGCCTACCGGGGTCGGGTCGCGGACCAGAACAGCCACTTCGACTACGACTTCGACCTGGAGTGGGTAGACAGGCAGGGGAATGTCCAAGAGTCCAAGCCGGTCCCGATGTCATCCATGGCCAAGACGCTCGGTGTCTCTCCCAAGGACTTCGACATCCGGATCCTGCGGATGGACGAGGGGCACGACTCCAAGGAGGGCATCACGGTGATGGAGTCCGCCGGCACCAAGCACGGATACGAGGACTGGGTGACCAGCGGTCGGTACAACGCGACTCCGGTGAAGAGCGAGGAGATCGCGCACAACCTCGCGATCAAGATGTTCTGGATCGACCCGGATGTGGAGGAGACCACGATCGGGTGGACCGGCCCCATCATCGGCGACTAGCGCGAGTAAGGACGATGGACACATGAGCACCGATGAGGTTCGTGAGCTGGTCGACCTCCTGTTCGGTGGTGGCGGCGACGAGCTCATCATGAAGATGAGCCCCACCCAGTCCGATGTCGCCAGCAAGGGCGGAATGTCGGACAAGACCAAGCGCAAGTTCACTGCTGGCCTGAGCGCAGTCGGAGCCACCGCCGGAGCTGCCGGGCTGGCGCTGGCCAGCAAGGAGACCCACAAGATCGCTGCGCCCGTCTACCGGGCTGCACGCGCGGGCGCGAAGCCGGCGGGGAGGATGCGCGCCCTGGGTCGTGGTCTGAAGGCATCAGCCAAGGCGAAGCCACTGGCCACCGGGCTGGTGCCACTGGAGGTGGCCGGGCTGGGCGGTGAGCTCGCAGCGACCAAGATTCTGCACGGGGACACCAAGAAGAAGACCGTGAGCAAGGCCGACGATCCTCTCAACATGCTGAACAACTCCTCGATCCCGAAGACCAAGGGTCAGCTGACCCGAGCTGTGCTGACCAACCCCAAGGTCAAGAAGAAGGGGATCGAGTACACCAAGAAGGGTGCAGGCCAGCTGAAGAAGCTGCCGGACAAGATCATCACCACCAACGACACGGTGGAGAAGCACTACGACGAGATCGACGTGGTGTGGGACGCGGAGATCTCCAAGGCCGATGTCGACAAGCAGCAGATCTTCGGCTGGGCCTCCGTGGTGGAGGTCAACGGCGAGCCGATCGTGGACCTGCAGGGAGATCGCATCTCCATCGACGAGATGGAGAAGGCAGGCTATGAGTACGTGATGAAGTCCCGCAAGGGCGGCGACATGCACCTGCGGAACGACTGGAGCCCGATCCAGAAGTCCGAGATGATCGAGAGCTTCATCGTGACCCCGGAGAAGCGGGACGCGATGGGGCTGCCGGACTCGGTGCCGTCTGGCTGGTGGGTCGGGTTCAAGGTCCAGGACCCGCAGGTCTGGGCCAAGGTCAAGTCCGGTGAGCGCACCGGGTTCAGCATCCACGGCCATGGTCGGCGTTCCTGATGGCCAGCCAGGAGCGACGCAAGGCCGGGAACGGCGCGCTCATCGGTGCCGGTGGCACCGCGGCTGGGGCTGGTCTGATCGGTGGTGGCATCCCGGGGTTCAAGTCCGACTCTGCTGAGCTGAAGAACCTGAAGACGGGTAACTTCCGGCACCGGGCCGGATCCTTGCTGAGCTCGGGTCGAGGAGGCGTCTTCGGCTACCGCGCTGATGCTCACCAGGGGTTCCTCAACGACCAGCTGAAGGACGAGGCGGCGCACGGTGGCAAGCCCACCACACGTCAGAACCACTACTGGCGCGGGGTGGGCTCGGGGAAGATCAAGCCGGAGCAGGAGATCATCCGGCACATGAAGACCGGCAAGAAGGTCTCCGGTCTTGCCCTGGCTGGTGGTACCGCAGCAGCTGCGTACGGAGCGCACCGGTCCACGCAGAAGGTCCACAAGGCGCAGAAGCCGCACTCGGATGCCACCACCGCCAGCACCGCTCTCCTGGCCGGGGGTAGCACTGCAGCCGGAGGCAGCTACGGCGCGGCCAGGGTCCTGGAGCACCAGGGGCGGAAGTGGAACAGACGGGCTGAGGGCAGCTACGCCGAGGCAGCGAAGCTCGTCCCGAGGATGAAGGGCTCCAAGACCCACTTCGACCCGAGGTTGACCGCAAACCACCGGGTGGGACGGGTCTCCCCGATCAGGTCCAACGACAAGATCGGGAACGAGGCCAACACGTTCCTGACCGGCAAGAGCAAGGTTCAGGCTGAGGCAGCGGGACGGATCCGGGGCAGGGCTGCCCAGGAGGGTTACTTCGGCCATGTGTACGGAAAGACCGCTCGGATGGCGCGCAAGGTCCCCAAGCCCGCCCTGGCACTGGCTGCTGTGGGTGCTGGTGGTGTGGCGCTGTCCACCCGAAAGAAGGACGTGAAGAAGTCCTACAACCCGCGGATGAGCGCGTTCGGAGTGGAGCACTGATGCCTTCACAGAAGAAGCAGGACAAGGGGACCGGGAACCTGGTAGCCGGTGGTGGGCTGACTGCCTACGGCGCGGCCAATGCTCCGGTGCTCCGGCATGGGTCCAAGGACATGTCTCGAATGGTCGGTGCCTCCCCGAAGCTCCAGGGGAAGCGCTACCAGGCCGAGCTGCACCATGCGATGCAGTCCGGCAAGGTCGAGACCGACAGCCCGGTCCACGTCCTGCGGACACCCTCTGGTCGGCACATCAACGCCGGCGGTACTCACCGGCACATCGCTCGGGAGGCGATGGGCAAGCCGACCCAGTACCAGGTCAAGAACCTCTCTCACGAGATTCACATCTCGCCTGCCGCGAAGCTCCAAGGGAAGCTGCGGGTCGCTGGTCTGAAGCGGGGCTCGAAGCGAGCGCAGGCGGGCAAGCACGTCAAGCCGGTCGGGGCGAAGGTTCGCCGGGTGAACGAAACTCTGGCCGCGGCTGCCGACGTGGGTGATGAACGCCTCTGGGCGCACCCCTCTGCACTGAAGAACCAGGCCAAGATAGGTCGCAAGGCGGGCCTGATCGGCGCTGCCGCGATCGGCGGTGCCGGTGCCATTACAACGGCGCTCGGGCTCAAACAGCGCAAGGAGTGGAAGCAGGGCCAGGTCCGTAAGAGCTCGGTGTCTGCGTTCGGAGTCGATCACGGGATGAGGTTCTGATGCCATACATCCACGGCGGGCCGATGGTCCACATTCCCAGGCCACCTACGCCACCCCCGAAGTCCGGCTGGTCCAGGTTCGCTGGGAAGGCCAAGGCGAAGCACCAGGAACGGAGCGCGAGGTTCGCCCAGAAGGTCCAGAACAAGACCGGCAACTACACCAGCAAGAAGGCTGACCGGTACAAGGGCGAGGGCAAGTTCGGAGAGCGGACCGCAGGGCAGATCAACGAGCGCTCCGAGCGACGCCACATCAACCTCTCCGCGGCACTGACCGGGGCCACCATCGGGGGCCTCGCGGCCACACCCGTGGGGATCGGTGGTGCGAGGCGTGATCGTCAGATCGAGGCGAACAAGAAGAAGCTGGCGAAGCGATGGGGTGGCGGTACCAAGGAGCAGGTCCACCTGATTACCGATGTCGCCACCAAGGCTGCCACGCTGAAGACCCACCATCCCGGGCGCGTTGGCATGGCTGCGATGGGGGTCGGAGCGGCTGGTACCGGAGCCCTGGAACTCAACTACCGGAAGAACCAGAAGAAGACGCTGGCCACACAGCGGGCCCAGCTGCGGGCCAGGAAGCCGGTGAGCAAGGCCCGCTCGATGAGCGACACCGAGCTCCGACACCGGCAGAAGATCCAGGGCAAGATCGCCCGGACCACCTCCACGATGGGCCTGAGCGGCCTGGCGGTGACCGGAGCGGGCGTCCTGGCGCACAAGAACAAGGGTGTGCTGCGGGCGATCCAGAAGATCCCGAAGCTGAAGGGTGCGACCCCGGAGGGGATGAAGAACGTTGCAATCAACACCGGGATCGTCTCCGGTGGCATCGGCGGCGTGGGTGGGTTCAACCAGGCGAGCATCTACTCGGCTGAGTCGCGTAGGCGGAAGCAGGCGGTACCGGTGAAGAAGGACTACGGCATGGACATGGGTTACTTCGGAGAGGAGGGCACGCCACTCCTTCCCACCGAGATCGAGGCTGAGATCGAGAAGGCCTGGTCCCCCTCGGCGTCCAACTTCGACTCCGAGCGGAGTCGGCAGAAGCGGAACAGGTCCTACCAGAGCGGTGCATTGGTGACCGCTGGTGCCGGCGGTGCATACGGTGCCTCGGAGGGGGTCAAGGCGGTGCAGGCGGGCCGCAAGCTGAAGAAGGGGTCTCAGCTGAAGCAGCTCACCAAGGAGGGCGGTGTGCTGCGTCACGCTGGCAAGGCTGGGATCGGGGCCGGTGTGGTCGGGGCTGCGGCTGGTACTCATCACCTGATCGAGCGGAAGAAGCAAGGTTCCTGGCAGCCGTACGCCAAGCGCGACACCGCTTCCGCGTTCGGAGTGGACCACAACGACGACCCGAGTGGACAGCACCGTGAGACTGAGAACTAGAGGTAGATGAGATGCCACGACCGATCCGGAACTTGTCCGACATGGAGATCGACGAGATCTCGACCGTCGACAAGACAGCGAACCAGTACTCCCGGTTCGTCATCGCGAAGAGGGCTCCTGAGGAGGAAGACATGCCCCAGCTTTACAACCAGGAGGGTCAGCCCCTCGACGAGGATCAGCTGGAGTTCGGCGACATCGTGTTCGACGACGAAGGCCAGGCCTACGAGTTCGTCGAGGATGAAGGTGAGGAAATCGAGGACGAGCACGTGGATGAGGACCAGTTGGAACTGGCCAACGTCGGCAAGAGCGCCTTCTTCCAGCCCCAGCGAGGCAGCTTCAGCGCATCGGTGATGCAGGAGCTCTCCAAGGCGTTCACTGACAACGACCGGGACCAGGTGATCGCTAAGGCTCTTGGCCGGGTCGAGGAGCTGGAGGCCGCTCAGTACCAGGCCGAGCTCATCGCCAAGTCCGAGCGCGACCTCCGGCTGACCCGCGAGTACATCTCCAAGGCTGCGGAGTACAACCTCCCAGTCGCCCCTGACGAGCTCGGACCGGTGCTCTACCGGATGGCCGAGACGATGAGCTACGACGACTGCGCAGTGATCGCCAAGTGCCTGGAGACCGCCGGCGAGATCCTCTTCGAGGAGACCGGCTACCAGGGTGGTGGAGACAACGCCGACATCTACAGCCAGGTCGAGGCGCACGCCTACGACACCTTCGGCAAGGCCGAGAACTTCGATTCCGTCTCAGCCATCAACACGGTGTTCGACCAGAATCCGGACGCCTACGACGAGTACCTGGCCGCGCAGCGGAACCGGTAGGAAGGAAGTAGCTCGATGGCCTACGAAGAGAGCCTCCGGTCCATCTCGCTGAACGCGGATGCGTCCATCGGCATCTACACAGGAGTCCCGGGTCAGCCTGGGTCCCCGACACCACATGGAGGGAAGCAGTACCACTTCGTGATGGTGACCGGGGTCCACCAGGTCGGCCTCGCGGACGGATCAGGAGCCGCGATCGGGGTGCTCCAGAACAAGCCCCAGGGTGTCGGCCAAGCCGCCACGGTCGGCTACCACGGCGTCACCAAGGTGGTCTCGGATGTTCCGATCACCGCGGGTGCCAAGGTGGCCTCCAGCGCTGACGGCCAGGCCGCGGTAGCGGGAGCTACCAACGCAGTCGGCACCGCACTGTCCACGTCCGCCAACGCTGGAGAACTCATCGACGTTCTCCTCGATCGCTGAGAGAGGAGCTAAGCCATGCCGAACCCCACTCAGAGCGATCTCCACGTCAATGCGCCGCTCACCAACGTCTCCGTGGCGTACATGCAGGACAAGGCACAGTTCATCGCGGACAAGGTGTTCCCGCGGGTCCCGGTGCAGAAGCAGTCCGACATGTACTGGAAGTACTCCAAGTCCGACTGGCGCAGGACCGACGCGCAGAAGCGCGCACCTGGCACCGAGTCGGCTGGTGTCGGCTGGAAGGTCGACACGGGGCAGTACTTCTGCGAGGTCTGGGCGGTCCACAAGGACATCGACGACCAGATCCGCGCGAACGCGGACAGCAACTGGAAGCTCGACTCGGACGCGACCACGTTCTGCACCAACCAGCTCCTGCTCCGCCGGGACCTGGACTGGAACGACAAGTTCTTCAAGACCGGCCAGTGGGGCACCGACCTCGCTGGTGTGACCGGGACCGTTGGTGCCGGCCAGTTCCTGCAGTGGAGCGACCCGGCCTCTGACCCGATCGTGCAGTTCAGTGACCTGCAGACCAACTTCGTGGAGCAGTCGGGCCGCAAGGCCAACACGCTGGTCCTCGGGGCGCGGGCGATCACCCAGCTGAAGAACCACCCCGACATCATCGACCGGATCAAGTACACCCAGCGTGGTGTGGTGACCACCGACCTGCTCGCGTCGCTGTTCGACGTGGAGCGGATCCTGGTCAGCTACGCGACGGTGACCGATGTGGCCGAGATCAACGATGCTCGGGCCCAGGACGCGGCTGCGACCTACAGGTTCATGTCCAACTCCAAGTCGGCGCTGCTGGTCTACACCCCCAGCTCGCCGTCGCTGATGACGCCTGCCGGCGGCTACACCTTCACCTGGAACGGGTACCTGGCTGGCAACAGCTACGGGATCCGGATGAAGAACTTCCGGATGGAGCCGATCGCCGCAGACCGCATCGAGGGCGAGATGACCTACGACATGCGTGTCGTGGCCAAGGACATGGGCATCTTCCTGAGCTCCGCTGTGGCGTAGTCGGATCTACTCTGAGACGGGCTGTGGGTTGAGGCCCACGGCCCGTCTTCGTCAGGAGGGAACATGCCGTACTCGGCATTCGGAATCGACCATGGCTACGAAGAGGTCGACAAGGCCTTCAACCCCGCAGCCATCGGTCAGAAGCTAGGTCAGGCCGGCGGCGCGCTGAAGCGGGTCGGTCAGGGCGCAGCCAGCGTGTTCCGTGGTGGCGGGGCGCACGCGGCCTCTGCTGGTCGGCATTCGGCTGGTGGGATGCCCAAGCTCTTCGGCGGCGGTGCTGGGGCTCGGGCGGGCGGCGCGCACGCCGGCCCAATGAAGCTCTCGAACCCGTTCGGCTCCTCGGGTGGGGCACGCAAGGCGGTAGGAGCTCGCGCGGCAGTTCCTGGCGGGGCACGCAAGGCGACAGCAGCAGCTCCGGCCACCAGTGGCACGCCGATGTACGCCCAGCTGGCCCAGAAGTACGGGATCAACCAGGGCGGCAAGAGGAAGGCGTTCTGATGTACTCAGCGTTCGGAGTCGACCACGGCTACACGGTCTCCAAGAGGAAGGAAGACTGGACCACGGGCTCGAACGCCGGTCCCGGTCGTCTGGTGTCTGCCGGGTTCTTCCCGGGCGTGCACGGACTGGTAGCCGGCAAGAAGGGCCACAAGGCCGCGGCTGCCGGGCATGAGTTCGGCCCGGCACT